CGAATACTTATGTAAACTGTATGAAGTAAAAGATCCTGTCGTTCTCTTTGAGGGGATTCAAGTCATGGAAATGGCAGCTTTGTCCTGTATGAATAAGAAGAAGTAATGGCTATCTCTGCAACAACAGAATTAAAAATACTGATAAAAACAGCAGGAGAACAAGGGCTGCGAAAACTTGGGCGTGAATTAAGTAATCTAGGAGTCAATACAGCTCAAGCGAGTTTTAAGTTTGATAAATTTGGTCGATCTTTAAAAAGGCAAGAAACTTCTCAAATAAAATCAATCAATAATACAAGAGCATTATCAAATGCTTGGAAAGAATTGGCGGCAAGTGTTCAATTTGGAGGTAAAGAATTTGCAGTAGCAACGGCAGAAGCAAAACGCTTAGATGCTTCATTAGCAAAGATGGAAGGCCGCAAGGGAGGCGGCATGGGTCGTATAGCTCGAACTGCTGGTGCGATTGCTGGTGCTGGAGTGTTTGGTGGGCCTGAAGGTGCGATTGGTGCGGCAATAGGTGGATTTATGAAAGGTGGCGGCCCAGTTAGCGCAGCAGTAGGTGGTGCAATTGGTGCGCAGGTTGGGATGGTTCGTAAGGCTATTGGTTCAACTGCTGAATATGCTGCTGCTTTAGGCTTACAAAGAAAAGCACTTAGATTAGTTATTGCAGATAATGATAGATATGCAAAATCTCAAGAATTTTTAGCACGAAAAAGCAAAGAACTAGCAATACCTCAAGATGTCATCGTCAGGCAATTTACTTCTCTAACTGCTTCTGTTAAGGGTGCAGGTAAGAGTGTAAGTGATGCAGAAAAAGTATTTGAATCAATCGCTGCTGGTATTAGAGGTACAGGTGGAAGCCTAGAAGACATGAAGGCGGCGATGAGAGCGACTAGCCAGGTGTTCAGTAAAGGAAAGGTTTCAGCAGAAGAACTTCGTCAACAAATCGGTGAAAGATTACCTGGTGCTTTTACGATCTTTGCCGAGTCGATAGGTAAGACTCCTGCTCAATTAGACAAGATGCTTGAGCAAGGGCAGGTGACATTAGATGATTTTATGACTTTTGCAGATGAGTTAACAGAAAGATACGGTAAAAACGCAATAGCCTTAGCAGCAAGTTCAGAAGCAGCAGGAGATAGATTAGCAACTTCTATGAGTGAATTAAAAGATACTATCGGTTCAACTCTTATCCCTATTGGTGCAGCATTTCAAGAATCATTCTCATCAATGATCAATCAAATTGGTGAGTCAGAAGATGCTCTTATGATATTAGAAGGAACACTTAAAACTGTCGGTGCTGCTGCGTTTGCGACATTTGCATCTGTAAGATTTTTAACAAGAGCTTTTGTAGATCTTGTTAGGATTTTGCATGAAACATCATCGTTAAATTTTGGAAAAGCATTAGAAATAGTTAGAAAAGGTTTAAAAGATACAGCAGAGCAAGCTAAAGAAGATTTCAAGGCATTAGCTTCAATATTTAGCGATGATGGGGATGATTCTTTAGCTGGTTCAATTGTAAAAACAGACGAAAAGTTAACAAACTTAGGCGAAACAAGTACAGGTGTTTGGGCTGCTATGAAAGCAGGCGCAAATTCTTACGTTGCAAGCATGAAGAGTGTTTCAGAACAAATAGCAGATGTGATGAAAAATGCTTTCACAAGCATGGAAGATGCGTTGGTTAATTTTGTAACGACAGGAAAAATGAATTTTGCTGATTTTGCTCGTTCTGTAATTGCTGATCTAACAAGAATATTTATAAGAAGTCAGATGCTAAATATGTTTAAAGGTCTAGGTAATTTGTTTGGTGGTGGATCTCTTGCTGCTGATAGAGCTTTTGCAGACCTTGGTCCTGGTTCTGCTTTAAATACTACTGGTGATTTACCAAAAGGAGCGAATGGATTAGTCGTTGGGAAAAACGGAATCGTACCTTTTGCCAAAGGTGGTGTCGTCAATTCTCCTCATATCTTCCCCTTTAAAAATGGTATTGGCCTCATGGGTGAAGCAGGGCCAGAAGCAATTATGCCCCTTCGTAGAGGTGCAGGTGGGCGTTTAGGGGTTGAAGCAAGTGGTGGTGGTACTTCAGTTGTTGTTAATGTTGACGCATCAGGTTCTAATGTTGAAGGTGATGCTCAAGAAGCAAGAAACCTTGGTAGAGCTATTTCATCTGCTGTTCAGCAAGAACTTGTTCGTCAACGCCGTCCTGGTGGCATCCTTAACGCTTAATTATGGCTACTTTTCCCTCTATTGATCCTTCCTACAACCTTTCTAAGAGAAGCGCACCTGCTGTTCGTATAGCGCAATTCGGATCAGGGTATTCTCAACGAAGTATTTATGGTATTAATCAAAATCTAAAGGTATTGGATTTGCGATGGGAAAATATTCCTGAAGCTGATGCGGACACGATAGAAACATTCCTTGACGCTCGTGCAGGATCAGAAAATTTTGATTTCACTGCCCCAGGTGAATCTTCAAGTTCTAAATATATTTGTAGGCAATGGGATAAAAATATTCCTTATTCTGGTATTGCTACGATTACAGCGTCCTTTCAACAGGTAGCAGAGGCGTAAAAATGCCAACAGTTCATTCATCAATACAAGAACAAATTCAAATGCTCGAACCCTCTGCGGTGATCGAGTTATTTCAATTACATTTAACTTTGGCTGTAAATGGAACTGATACTGTTTATTACTATCACGCAGGAACAAATGAGGTTTACGGAAATATAGTTTTTAATTCAATTACTTATAGTGCTGTTCCTTGTGAAATGGATGGTTTTAAAAGATCAACGACAGGAACACTACCAAGACCTACTTTTACAATTGCCAATGCTAATAGTGCTATTTCTTCTTTGATGACTTCTTTTAATCCTTTAAATGCAAAAATCGTAAGAATTAGAACGTGTAAGAAATTCCTTGATGCTGAAAATTTCAGTTCAGGATCAAATCCGACGGCTGATCCTACTGCAATCTTTGAATCAAACGATACTTGGTATATAGATCGTGTTGCATCTGAAAATAAAAATGTTGTGCAATTTGAATTAGCGACGAAAATGGATTTATTTAATGTTTCTTTACCACGTCGTCAAGTCTTAGAACATTGCCCTTGGGAATTTAAAGGGACGCAATGTACTTACAGAGGATCTAATACAACTTGTGGGCATAAGTATTCAGACTGTGCTGAAAAGTTTCCTGGTGATCAAGATTTACCTTTTGGAGGTTTTCCAAGTGCAAGACTTCAGATGTAACGCAAAGAAACACGCGCTGGCGGAAACTCCTAAAGAGGCGTGTGGTGTCTTGGTTAATGATTCATATTTTCCTTGTAATAATATTGCAGATCAGCCTGATAATGATTTCGTCTTAGATCCTAAAGACTATTTAAAAGCAAGAATAAAAGGAAAGATTCAAGCAGTTATTCATTCACATCCAAAAGGAGGGAAAGCAAGTCCAGCAGATCAGAAGGCTTGTTCACAATTAAAATTACCTTGGCATATTTATTTAATCCCGCAGGATCAATGGTTAACTATCAATCCTTAGTTGGTCGTCAATGGAAATATGGCAGTCAAGATTGCTATGGATTAATTAAGGACTATTTTAAGCTTTTAGGTGTTCAACTTCCTGAATATGAAAGACCAAAAGACCTTGAAACTTGTCAAAGTGTCTTTTTAGATCAAATGCCAAAAAAGGGATTTAAACAAATAGAACTAAATGATCGACAACAAAATGATGTTTTAATTATGAAGTTAGGAACTAAAACACCCATGCATGGAGCAATTTTATTGCCTAATGAAATGATACTCCATCAAAAATTAAAATCTTTATCGTGCGTTGAGCCATTAAGATCCTACTATGTAGAAAGTGTAGAGGCTGTTTTTAGATATGATGCAACGGGTCATTCTTCTAGATGAACTAGGGGAGAAATTTGGCTCAGTGCATGAGTACCACAATCTTAGAACGCCTGTTGATGCAATAAGACTTTTAACGATTAACTACCCTGAGTTTGGGAAAGACTTACTTGAATCAGGTGAGAAGGGTGTTGCTTATAAAGTTATTCAATCAGAAACAGAATTTGAACTAGAAGATATGTTACTTCCTTTGGGTAGTAAGGATTTAATTATTGCACCTGTTATTACTGGTAGTGGTAGTGGTTTTGGTAAAGTTATTTTAGGTGTTGCCCTAATTGGTTTAGCTGTTTATACGGGTGGGATTGGCTTAGGGGCTTCTGGTTTCAGTGTTGGAGCAGGTGGCGCAACACTTGGGGGAGCAACCTTATCAGCTTCAGCCGCTTCAGCTATTGCAATTGGTGGAAATATTGGTATTGCTTTAACTCTTGGCGGGATCTCTCAAATGTTGTCGCCTCAACCACAAGAGATGCCTCAATTCACACAAGGGTCAAACGTAATGGATAGCGGGCCTGGTTCTATTGTTAGAGGTTCAGATGGTCGCCAATCTTATGCATATAGAGGAGCCATTAATTCAGTTGGAGCTGGAGCAACAATTCCTGTAGTTTTTGGAAAAGCATTAATAGGTAGTCATATTATCTCAGCAGATATGCAAGTGACTGATGAATCTGATCCTTTAAATGAATGGATTAAAACACCCACAAAGGAAACGATGAGAATCCAAGGAGAAAAATTAGATTCTGTTTTTAGAGAAACTTCTGGAATGAAGTCTAGAGAAATAAGGTCTCAAAGTATTAGTGGGGGTGTTCAATATTTAACTAGCAATGTCGCTGTTGATATAAATAATAGATCAAGGCAGCAAATAGGTGGGGAATTTAAAGCTGAATTTTCCGGCTCAACTGATGTAACCAAGTTTCAAGTAGCGTTCAAAATAAGAGGTTTATATAAAGAAATAGCCGGACCGGATTCAACAAAAGTAGATGGTTTTATTACTTATAAAATTATTATCGAAAATAGAAATACAGGTAATGTCACTTCGACAATTCAAGTTACAGCTCAAGGGTTAATGAATAGTTCACAGGAATATGAGTGGGTAAGTTGGTTTACTATTGGTAAAATTGCATATGAAGATGATTATAAAATTTTTATAGAACCTGTAGATCATAGTACTGAAGTCACTGACTACACTCTTCAAGTAACTCAATTCGGTTATTACTTTGTTCATCCTTGAGGTTTAACAATGGGCTTAAATTCTACTTCTACAATCAAAATTATTGATCTTCTTTGTGAAGGTACAATTGATGGAATTGTGGGAGCTGATAAAGGAATTTATTTAGATGAAACACCTATTGAGGCATCTGATGGAATAAGGAACTTTGATTCAGATTCGGCAAGTTGGGAATTTAGACTGGGAGGTGCAACACAAGCAAGATTAAGCAACTATTTAGACAATGGAACGTCAACAGTTACAACAGTCAATGCAGAAGTCGGTTCTAACTATAGTGAAACACTAAATGAAAATAATGAAGTTTCATCAAGAGATTATGGTCGAGGCCATGTTATTCGACAGATAACAGATACAGATGTTGAGTCGTTTCATGTCTTGTTGTCTATTCCTGCATTATTTTCAACAGCACAGGAAGGATTAGCAAAAGGTCAATTATTTAATGCAACTGTAAGCGTCTTTGTTTATGTGCAAGCTCAGGGGAGAAATTATCAACAAGTTTTTCATCGTGAAATAACAGGAGTCTCAACGACTGACTATCAAATAAAAACTCCAAAAATTCAATTATCAGGACAGGGACCGTGGAATATACAAGTATTTAAGCAGACAAATGGAGAAAATGACTTTGAAATTAGTTATACAGATTTTGATGAAATTTCAGCAAATACACCATTAGCATCAAGTAGAGGGAATCGAGTTTTTTGGACTAGTCTTATTGAGAAGCAAGAATTAAGAAGTTCCTACCCTTATACAGCATGTGTTGGTTTAAGTCTTTCAACAAAGCAGTTCTCATCTATCCCCACTAGAGCTTATTTAATTCGAGGTGTAAAAGTAGGTGTACCACATAACACAAATGTTAGAGATGATGGAAGTCTTGCTTTTATAGAAGATTTTGCCTTTGACGGATCACTTCACACCCGTTGGACTTCATGCCCTGTTTGCATTTTCTATGCGATGCTTACCAATAAAGTATGGGGCGCAGGTGATTTTATTGATGCTTCAAGTTTGAATTGGGTTGATCTTTACCCATTAGCTCAATATGCAAATCAATTAGTCACTAACCCTGATGGGACAAGAGAACCAAGATTTGCAATTAATACAGTTATAGGAGATAGGGCGCAAGCTCATCAAGTTCTTAGAGATTTAGCCAGCACCTTTAGAGGTATGACATACTGGGCTAGTAATACGATACAAGTAACGGCAGATCATGGAACACTGGCTGGTGATGATGTTTCGCCTGTTCATCTTTACAACAATTCAAATGTAATAGATGGTTTCTTTAATTATTCTGGTACATCTCTAAAAACCAGAAGTACTTCAATACGAGTTAGATATAACGACCCTGAAAATTTTTACAAGCCTAATTTTGTCGTTGTTGAAGATTATGACTTAATCACTAAATACGGGTATCAGACAAAAGACATTGTTGCTTTTGGTTGTACATCAAAATATCAAGCTCAACGAATGGGTCGCTGGATGATGGCAGCAGAGGAATTAGATCAAAAAGTAGTTAGTTTCTCGACAGGCTTAGAAGGTATCGCTGTTTTTCCAGGTCAAGTTTTTCTTGTTGCTGATGAGAATATTGTAGGAACAAGATTGGCTGGAAGGGTTTCAAGTGCAACAGCTACCGCTATTACTTGCGATCAGACAATAACATTACCTTCTGGGTCAGATCATCGAATCACTTGTGTTATGCCTGATGGTGATAGAGAAAGTAGGCTTATTAGTTCTGTCTCTGGTGCGGTTGTTACTTGTTTAACTTTCAGCGCAGCACCTCAAGAACAAAGCGTATGGTCTATCTCTTCTACTTCAGTTACAGAACAGAAGTTTAGATGTTTATCTATTGATGAAAATCCTGATGGAACATATGCAATTACAGGGACAGAATTTAATGATTCAATTTATTCAACGGCTGATAGCGGTACTGTTCTTGAATATGATGATGTCTCTTTATTTAATCAAAATCCAAATGCAACGACTGGTTTAACTTGGTCTTTTTCAGAAATAAGAATTAATAATAATACTGTTAATAGAATTACATGGAATTGGACGAGAGGGACAAACGGTACGGCTATTATTTTTGATATTAGATATAAAATAGGTGGGGGCAATTACACAAGATTAAGAACAACAAATACTATTTTTGACATTGATAGTTTAGCGTCAGGAACACTCTTAACATTTCAAGTTAGGTCTGTTGGAGCTGCCCCTTTAAGGAAAGCTTCTCCTTGGACTTCTCAAACGATCACTGTCCCTTCACCTGCTTCAGGGATAATAGGAGGAGGAGGAGGAGATAGTTCTATTGTTATTGTCTTACCACCTGATCCAACAGGTGTCAGTATTCAGGCTTCTAGTAAAGATGAAGTAACCCTTAGATGGGATGGAAACCCTACAAATTGGGGTGGTAATATTTCAGATTTAATAACAATAATTCGTCATTCAACTAAAACAGATGGCACAGGTGCATGGGCTGATTCAACACTTTTAAGAGAAGTTCAGACAAGTACTGACTCAGTTGTTTTACCTTTGTTAGAGGGTGAATACATGGTCAAATTTAAAGATAAGAATGGTAATAAAAGTGCTGATGAGACTAGTTCAATAATAACTTTGCCTGATGCCTTACCTAGATTAAATCAAACAATTAGAAGGGAAGATCAAGACAGTCCACCATTTCAAGGTCAAAAAAATAAGGTTTTTTATTCCGATGAATATGATGCTTTAACTTTAGATGGTACTGATTTATGGGATGACCACACCGCAGATATTGACACATGGGGATCAATAGATTTCCTCGGAACGTTAAATACTTCAGGAACATATTTCTTCAATAGTATTGTTGATTTAGGTGCAGTCTTCACTGTTATTTTTAAAAGGAATTTAGCAACAAGAGGTCTGCTTCCAAACAATACGATTGATGATCGTGCTACAAATCTTGATAGATGGTCAGACTTTGATGGAGCATTAGCAGATGAAACAACAGCAAATATTTATTTCAGAAAAAGCAATGACGCTCCTGCTGATAATGTCATTATCACAGAAGATTCAGACAAGATATTATTAGAAGATGGCAACGACATGTTGCAGGAAAGTTCACAGACTTATGGTGTATGGACACCAATGGAGTCAGGCAGATACACAGGTCGAATATTTCAATTTAAAGTTGACCTTTCAACTACAACAGCAGATCAGACCCCTATTATTGATGAATTAGGCTATACACTTCAATTTGAGAATAGAACAGAAAGTAATTCAATGGCTTCAGGTGCAGGTGCAAAAGTTGTGACCTATACACAAGCTTTCTATCAAACACCGAAATTAGGCATTACAGCAAACAATATGGCGACAGGAGACTATTATGAGATTAGTTCTGAATCAAGAACAGGATTCACTGTTCATTTTAAAAACTCTTCTGGCTCAAGTCAGGATAGAACTTTTGCTTACCAAGCCAATGGTTACGGTGCCGAAAGTTCTTAAACTATCATCAAATACACCTCTAACCCCTTGCAATTATTAGGTTATGGCAACTCATGACTACGTTTTAGCCAATCAATCAGGCTCAAGTTTTCGTACAGATTTAAATAATGCTTTAGCTGCGATTGTCTCAATCAATTCATCGTCTTCTGAGCCAAGTACTAAATACGCTTACATGTTGTGGGCAGATACAACTAATAACGTAATTAAACTGCGGAACTCAGCTAATAATGCTTGGCTTACTTTGTTTACAACGGCTGGAGGTATTGATGTTGATGCTGCATCAAACTTCAATGAAGATGTAATTTTTACGGGTGCATCTGCAAATGTCACATGGGATAAGTCAGAAGACGATTTGATCTTTAATGACAATGCGAAGGCTGCTTTTGGAACAGGAAGTGATCTAACTATTTACCATAATGGAAATGATAGTTTTATAACACATACCTTAGCGGGATCAGGCAATAATCTACATATAGAAGCTGCTAACTCAATTCAATTTGGAAATGTCGGTACGGCTGAAGTTCTAGCTCAAATGATTCCTAACGGGGCTTGTACTTTATGGTACGACAACAGCAAAAAATTCGAAACTGACGACGATGGCGTCCAGGTCACGGGAATGATGCAAGCTCATAAAAATATTAGTGATGCATATTATAAATCTCATGCTCAACACGTTGTTCAAACAGATGCGGATGATATAGCTACTTTTATTATGGAATCTTCAGCTAATAGCACCCCTTATGGTGCAATTATAGCTTTTACGGATGCTTCTCCAGATGGTAATACTCGTTATTTTCTTGACTGCGTAGATTCTACAGCTAGGAGAATGGTAGTTTTTTCAGATGGGGATGTATGGACTTCAGATGCAGGGACATTAACTTCTGATGAAACATTAAAAGAAAACATTGTAGATGCTACTCCTAAACTTGAAGATCTTAAAAAGTTAAAAGTAAGAAACTTTAATTGGAAATCAAGTTTTCATCCTGAAAAATCTAAGCAAAAACAGCTTGGTTTTATAGCACAAGAAGTTGAAGAAGTATTCCCTGCTTTAGTTGCTGAATATGATGTAGCTCCTCATGCCCTTGAGGAAGACCATGTTCCAGTAATGAAGAAGTCAATCAAGCAAGCTTGGGATCCGATCATTATTAAAGCAATGCAAGAATTAATAGCAAAAGTAGAAACACTAGAGACTAAAGTGGCGGCTTTAGAGGGTTCTTAGCCCTACTTGTCACGCTGATAAAATTTTTTTATATTACGAGTACATCTTAAATCTTTATGACAACTCAAGAAAGTGAATTGCAAGCGGCAAAAACAAGACTTGATGCCAATTTAGCAAGTTTACAAAAGATTCAAGAAGATATTAAAAAGCTACAAGAAGACGGGCAGAAATTAACACAGCCAATTTTAGAAGATCAAGGAATTGTACGAGTATTGACAAAGATAATTACTGAATCTGAACCTAAAACAGATTAGACTAATCAAAAAAAATGGCTGATCGAAAAATTAGTGCGTTAACAGAATTAACGGCACCTGTCGCTGATGACGTGATTCAGATTCTTGATTCAAGCGAATCTTCTAACTCAGCTAAAAACAAGAAAATACAATACACGACGTTATTAAGAAATCTTCCTGCGGGAAGTAATACAACACCCTCTTTGGGTTGGTTAGCTGATAGTGGCGCAACTGGTCTTTATAGATCGGCGGCGAATACTCTTTCTGTTTCTATCAATCAAACTTTAGTAGGTTCGTTTCAATCAAGCGGGTTGCAACTAGGCGCAGGTACTCCGGCGGCTCAACTTCATTTATTTAGCACTGATACAACCGACCAAATTATTCTAGAAAATAGCAATGATGGAGCAGATACAGCTCCCGACCTTGTTCTATATCGAAATTCTGCCAGCCCTGCTAATGCTGATAATTTAGGCAACCTTGTCTATAGAGGTGAAGATTCAGGCGGCAATGCTCACGACTACGCCTCAATTGCTGCATCAATAAAAACAGTAACAAATACTGGAGAAGATGGCATTCTTGATTTGATGTCCTCGGCTAGTGGAACACTTGCCTCAAGAATAAGATTGTCAGCAGATAAGGTTGGTTTTGGAGAAGCAACACCTTTATACCCTATTCATTTAACAGTTGCAGGAGCAGGTACGGCTTTATGGATCGAATGTAGTGCTAATGATGCAGGTTCAACGGCTGATATAACTTTATTTTCTAGGAGGGGTGCTTCTGGAGCTGGTCAAGATAATGATATTTTATCAACTATCTATTACAGAGGGAAGAATGATGCTGGAACACCTGAGCAAATAGATTATGCATCAATTGAATCAAAAATAATTGATGCAAGCGATGGAACGGAAGACGGACAGATTAATTTCAAAGTACAAGATGCAGGTACATTAACAACACAGTTTTCTATTGATGCAGATTTGTTAACTGTTGGCGATGCTGTAAACATTGCAACTAATACAAGTACAGGTACAAAAATAGGAACTGCAACAAGTCAAAAGATTGGGTTCTGGAATGTAACTCCAGTTGATCAACCTGCTGCTGTTGCTGATTTAGCACATAGCACAAGTAGCGGTTCTCTTCCTACTCCTGATGGAACAGTAAATATAAGTAATGCTGCTTCGCCTACTAATGCAGAATTGTTGACCTATTGCGTTGAACTTGAAGCGAAGCTTGAAGCTGGTCTTGCCCGCTTAAGAGAGACGGGTTTAATTGCAACCTAAGAATTAGGTGTAACGGTAACAATGCAACTAATCCCATAAAAAGGATTAGAGTTATATGAGTTACAGCTTTTAAAATAGCTTCTTGTATCATGCAAAAAGTTTTAAACATTATCAGTGTAGTTTCTTTTGTGCTTGTAGCAGCAATCACTGGTGGCGGGATTTTTGGGTACCTCTATATCACGAATGAAGAGAACCAAGAAAAGTTAAAACAGCAATTAATTGAACAGGTCACTGGATCATTGAAGATGCCTGATTTATCTGGACCTGTTCTTCCTACAGCTCAACCTAAAAGTGCTGGAATGTCTTTGCCTAAGTTTTGACAGAGATCCCCAAAATAGGAGTCAATTCTATAGGGATTGAACCAGTAAGAACTTATATAATTAACGCTCCAAAAATTAATACTCCCAATGTCCCTGTGGCTGTGCCTATAGGGTTTCCTGTTGTTAATATTCCTGGCTGCGTAGAAGCAAGACGATCCAATGAAAATGAAAATCTAGTAACTAATGATCCCGATGGAAATTTAATCCTGTGCGATGCACAATATCCTTCATACGATGCGATGAACTTCGTACCTAATGAACTTATTTATACAGAACAAGAACAGACTCAACGATACGAAGAGCCAGAAACGCTTCCAGAACCAGAAGTCCCAAAAGCAGAATTAGAAGCTTGTCCTCCCGAGGGTGCGCCTGAAGTTGGGACAAAAGTAGAAGAGGGTACTAAACAAATTATTAAGTATGAATTGGTAGGAAACCGTTGTGTAACTAGATATAAAAAATTAAATGTTCAACAACAGATAATTGATGCAATACCCACAGTTCCACAAATTGTGAAAACGGGTTCAATAACCCTAGTAGCAACTAGCGCAGCATTGAGTGCGCCACTGCTTTTGAAAGTCGTCAAGCCCATAATAAAACAGATAGTTAAGAAGGTTAAAAAGATATTGGGACGTAAGACAAAGAAATTATCTGTAAAGGAAAGACAAGAAGTTCAAAGAGAAGTAACTGAAGCTATTCGGACTTTGAAGAAGATGAAGAAGTAATTGGTGGAACTGCATGCCTGTGAGGTAAGACCTGCCCCATCTTTGGAAGAACACGGACATCTTCACATAAGGAATAAAAAACTGAACCCTTAGCAAATTCAATTCCAGATTTTTTAAGCGCACCGCACTCCTTAAGACGAGCAACGTGCCAAGACAATTGTTTGTCCTTCAGGTTCTGATCTTGGATCGCTAGCCACTTATCAGCCATAGCCTTACAACGCTTTTGTAATGAATTGTCTAATGGAAGGCTAAATGTAATTGAGAATCCCCAATTTAAACTTGCAGAATCTTTCTGACCTGTTCTTATATCTTGGTAATAAATAATATTTCCATCGTCATCATACACAGGTGATTCATACCAATATTCATGTGGAAGCTGTTGCTGGAAGCTGTCGGTTAGGAAGGGAGAAGCCG